GTTGTTTGAATATTTTTGTAATTCTAATGTTGTACCTAAAGTTGTAAATTGATTCAATTGGTCTTGAGCGGTATTTGTTCCACCACCAAATGTCATCTTTTTAAATCCTTCAGGTGTATATTCAGTAATAAATCTATCTTGTGTTTGAATGTATTTACCAACTTTGATACCTGGTTGGTCAGAAACTTTTGTAGGGTCTTCAACAAACACCCTATCTTCCGCCAACGCATCTACTTCATACCATCTGTTTTCTAAACCTAAAAATTCGGCAGTTGTTGGTGTGTTTGTATAGCTGGTACCATTTTTTAACAATACACTTGTGATACCTAAAACATTTTTTTCAGGTAAGAATAATTCAAAGAACGGCTTTACATCATTTGCATTTATAACTCTTTTGAATACTTTGGTAATACCATTTACAACCACTTCTCTTTTTGTAATTGTATAATTAACCAAAACATTGTTGGCATTAAAATTAGGTATTTTTAATCTATTCGGGAAACCTTGAGCATTGTATGGAGACGCAAAATCAATATCATAAACATTTTCAAAAACAATACCAGCACCTACCACTTGAGAACCTCTTGTCAATGTTCCAAGATATCTTTCATCTTCTTTATCACCATAAGCAGGAACCGTAACTGAGAAATCAACCAAAGCAACTGAAGGTCTTTGACCCGGTAATTTCAAACCATAAGTTCTTGCGATGTTATAAATTGAAGACCTTTGTTGTGCATATTGTAATACGGTTTCCTGAATACTTCTATCAATATTATAATGTAAGTTATCAGCAACCGCAGCATTTAAATCAAGGAATACAGAGAATACCGAAGCGTCATTAAAATCTTGAATTAAATCAGGATAATATGTTTTTGCGTAGTTTAAGAGCTCAGTTCTTATTGACTGATAATCCCTACTTGTATATGATATTCTATTATTTGCCATCTTATTTAAATATTGATAATTACAAAATCACTTTGCCCAAATGTAGAACCATTGGTTGAGTAATCTATTCTTATTTTTGCAGTATATTCTGAAGTTCCTTTACCAGGGAATCTGTAAATTGATGATTCACTACTTCCAACTAAATTTTGACCTGTCGCAATATCAACTTCTTCTTGTGGGTCTGCCGGTGTAATACTTAAACTATTTACTAATAAATTCGGCATAAAGTTTTCAATCGCATCCCTAATATCCGATTCAATCGCATTGAATGTTAGTCCATCAAACGGTTCAAAAAGAAATTCATACAATCTTGTACCAAATTGCGGTAAAAAATATCTTGAACCTTTTCTAGTTAATAACAAATGAATGAGGTCAGCTTTAATTTCTTGTGATTGAAATTCAGTTAATTCCAAATAATCACCCCTTCTGGAATCCCTAAAGGGGAAATTTAAACCGTATGTTACTCCATTAGCCATTGTTTATAAATATAGTAGTATTTCCTTTTTGTGCCTTGGGCTCAAATGCACAATGTCTACAATTATTCCCACAACAATAACCCCTCTTTAAATGAAAATGTTCGGTAAACACATATTTCCCATCTTCAATATAAAAGTCAAAAGGGGGAATATCTTCCCCCTTGTTTGACTCATCAATATTTGTATGTGTTTTATTTAATTTCACAACCTAAAGCCCCACATGCAATTTCACCACTCAAATCAGTTTCATCACTTAGTTCAATAACTTTACTTAAATCAATTGAGTGAAGTTTCGAGAACAATCTTTCAAATTCTTCTTTGGTACAGTCGGTAAAAGGTGCTTGGATATACGAACCCCCATCGTAGGGTAATACAGATAGACCGTTATAGAAATCTCTGTTTTCCCACATCCACTCACCAGCTAATTCCCAATCTTCAGGTTTTAAACTGATTGTTGCAGATACGTTGTGACTGTTTGAACCAGTTCTGTGTCCAGGTCTAACCCATTCTTGTGTGATTTTCTTAACACGCTCCAGTAATTGGAAAGGGCTTTCACTTCTTAAAATTGCCCCTTCAGGTGCTTTTTGTGGGACTGAAATTACCGCTGTGTCGTGTGGACGGAAAAACTCATCTTCAACCAATTCAGGGTGATTTGTCGCCAAGTAACTATAAATCGCCTCATTTTTACCTACACGGATTCTACGGATGTAGTAATCATTGTGCCAAGCATGAATACCTGATGAAGTACCTAAAGTTAACGAAGTTGTCCCCGCAGGTTTAACAGTTGTCATACGAGCTGATTTATTAATACCAATCAATTCAGCAACTCTTGTATTTTCTTCTTTAACCGCCTTTGCAGCTTCTTTCATGTTATAACCTAAAACAACACCCGAACCAATACCCGTCATAGATACACCAATCAAAGCATCTTTTTCTGTTGTTCTTTTCCAAATGTCTCTTAAGTAATGGAAATCAGTGTAACCCGCCTGTAATGTTCCGATGAACGCAGCCGCTTTAACACGAGCATTTAAATCTTCTTGTGATTCAATGTCAGATACATTAACCTCACATAAATTACAGAATTGGTTTGGTCTCAACGCAATTTCACAACAAGGATTTGTTCCCCAATCTTTATCGTTTGTAAAGTAGATACCAGGCTCACCTGCACCTGAAGCCTCAACACGTTTCCATAAATCCAAGAAAAATTCTTTTGTAATTTTATGTCTAACAAGAGCCGCTGAGTTATTAGCTCTACCTCTTTGTGGATTTGTTTCCCACCATGAACCTGATTTACAAGCAATCATTTCGTGGTCATCTGCACTGAATAAAGAAATAAGTGCAGCTCTGCGAATACCTCCCGCCAACACCGCGTCAGCAATATGACAAACCATATCATGAACTTCAATTGGAGTCAATTTTTCACCGTCTTCTTTCGCATCCAACATCCCTTTTAATTTGTGAAGACAATCTTTCAAAGGTTGAGGACCTGGTGCTTTACCACCCGAAGTTACAAGTTGAGCACCTTTTGGTCTAATATCAGAGAAATCAAACTCAGGAGTTGATAAGTTGTCACCAAAGTAAGATTTGAATAATACTTTAATTGCGTCAGCCCATCCTTCAATAGAATCACCAATTAAAAATCTTCTTGTTCTGTTTGGGTTTGGTTTTCTTATTTCAGGTAACTTTTCAACATGATGTTTTTGTACTGAGTAACCAACACCTGTTCCTCCTAACAATAAGAACATCGACTCAGCAAATGCATCCAAATGGTCAATAGGTAAGTAAGCACAGTTGTAGATTCTATTTGGAGAAATCTCAATTGGTTTACCACCAAATTGCATTGACCTCATTGAGGGTAATACTTTCTTATTGTATACCATTTGATATACATCTTTAATTTCATCTTTCAATGATGGGTATTTTTTAATATGCATGTTCATATTACGGGTTACCAATTCTTCCCATGTTTCACGTCTGTTTAATTCTGGTACGAACTTTGCGTACTTCATGTAAACTGTTAAGTCTGACAATATCTTTTGTGATGCGTCCATAATTCTTCTTTGTTTATTTTAATTTGTATTATTGTTTTGTTCTCTTTGTTTTCTTTTCTCCAAAAGTTCTTTAACTCGGTCACGTTTTCTTTCTTCTTGTTGTCCTTCAAAACCTAAGAATGTTACCGAACTTTCTGTATCTATTTCAAGTAGTTCGTTGTTGAATTTGCAATTTTCAAAAACCACACCATCTTTACCAATACGTGACTTGGTAATTGCAATTGTTGCCAAGTTCATTTCTTTTTGTTGTAGTGTTTTTGCTACCGATATGATGACGTGTCCTACTTGGGCTTTCTTAATTGACCCACCCATTTGGTCTGTTGTTACAACCTCAGAAGAGATTGATGACCTGTTACCTTGTGTTGCCGTCCAACCTACCAATGATAACTCATGACACATTGCCTCAAATCCTCTCATTACTGACCCCTCAGCCTTCCACTCATCTTTAGAACTACTTTCAGGAACCACACAATCAATATAGTCCAAAAGAACTAAATCAATTTTTGTTCCGTCAGCAATCATTTTTCTGATTTGACTTTTGATTTGATTCATTGTCATAGAATCTGAAGGGAGTTTCTTTAAAATCAACTCGTTCTTCATTGTCTCTTTAATCTCAGTGATTTTACTAATTACGGTTTCTTTATGTAGAACCAAATTATCAGGTTCAATACCAGTCCATAAGGTGAAGTGTTTACGTTGTACAATCTTCGGATTGTCTTCAAAGAAGATTTGTAAAACATTATACCCAAGATTAAAAGCCGTGTTAGCAATTTTAGTTAAGATAGTTGTTTTACCAACCCCCGTAGGAGCCAATATAACACCTATCTCACCCTTTGCAAGACCACCCTTAAGTAATCTGTCAATTCCTGGTATTCCGATTGGAATTGGGTGTCTAAAATCCTCATCTAATACCGTATCAAGGTTAGAAAAGATATCGGTTGTACCCATATCTCTTTCTCCAACTTGTAACGCCAAACGAATTAATCCCTCAACTTTATCATAAGATTCAAAATCACCTTCTGTGATAATCTTTTGAGATTTATCCATCGCTTTTTGAAGTTCTTGTTGTTTACAAAACTTCAAAGCCTTTTCTTGAACAAATTGAGTTCCTTCAAATGGTGCGTCTTTGATTTGTGAAATAGTGTCAAGAACGATTTTAGCAACCAATTCTTGTGAGATTTCGGATTTGACGATTTGCTCAAGAGTATCAAAGTTAGGGGTTGATTGATATTTCGCATGATACTCCTTTGTCATCTGTAGGATGATTTTAAAGTACTTGTTGTCAAAATAAACACTTTCAATTACATCCATAATTGATGTTGAAAATTCTTTATCTACAATAAGTTGGTTTAATAACTGTATTTGAAATGTGTTCCCTAAATAATCAAAATTCTTGTTCATATATCGTTTTTGTAATCCCCTGTTTTATTAAATAGTTACTTTCTTAGGTCAAGACCCAAATAATCAAAACTTAATTTTCGGGATGAAAAAATGTAAGTTAATTCTCTCAAAACTTCTTTTAAAAATGGTCGTACATCCACCGTATAACGAACTTTTGGTGGGAATAATTTTCCATCAAAAAATCTATGACAAATTGTCTGTTCTCCAATTTTGATGTAAAGGTTAAATTGTTCACTTTCATCGGTAAATGATGTATTCATAATTGATGTGTCACTCATAATTGCTTCTGTGTTGTCAATCATGTAGGTGACCGTTTTCATCTTTAAATAATACTCAAGTTCTTGTTTGAATTGTATCATGTAATAATACAATTCCAATGAATTTTTTGCGTTTGGATTGAATCCTCTGACATTGAAAAATCTTTGGACGACAATGTTGTCATTCAATGTCATCAGGAACTCCATTTTGGTGCTGTCTTGCTCTTTCATAATTTAATTTTTGTTTGTTATATTTCTTTTTTCTTTTCTTGTTAATTTCATAAACGGTTTTAGGAAGTTGACCCACGCCTCATCGTTCTTCGGTAGATACTTAAACAGACCATCCTCCATCATCATTCTCATCAAGTTTTTATATCCCCTATCTGTAGGGTCTATACTGTCTGTCAATATCTGTTCAACCAATTCTTTTCCATCATCTGTTATCAAAGGGTTAGTTAAATCAACAATCTTTTTGTTTGTTGTATAGAACTCTTCCCCAAGTATAGACAATTTTGTCTTACCGGTCAAAATATTAACCAATGTTTTTATGGGTTTATTTTGTGGGATATTTCGTGCATAATCCAAGATTTCTTCTACTGTACATGGTTTCTCCTGCACCTGAGGGAAATATTTGATTAATGTTTTTTCCCCAAGCCCTTCAATTCCACTGATGTTATCGGATTTGTCCCCTGTAAAGATTTTAGTTAATAATACATTATAATGGGGAATATCAACCTTATTAATGGTTATCATATCCCCATTCTTATAATATTGTTTTGATATTGGCGAATAAATGGTTACCCTCTCGGAGATGAGTTGGGTAAGGTCTTTGTCCGCAGAGAAGATTATAATGTCCTCATCGGTTGCAATTTGTGTATAAAACGCCATAAGGTCATCCGCCTCGTTGTTAACCATTTCAACCTGACGAACAAATATTTCTTCAAGGTATTGTTTAACACGGGACTGTTGATACAAATACGATTCGTACTTGTATTCATTCATATCCTGTCTTCTGTTCGCTTTATACTGGGGGTATAGACCTTTTCTGATGGATGAATTTGAGTCCCCATCCCACATCACAATTACTTTATCATGGTTGTGCTCTTCAAGGAATTTGCGGAGTATGTTCACAAAGTGAAATACCCCACCCACATGAGCACCGTCATTATACACGTCTTTCGCTCCGTGGAATCCTATCTTGAATAAATTATTTCCGTCTACTAATAATGTTCTAATCACCTGTGTGATTTAAAGTGTGATACAATATACTAATCTTCCTTTTCTTCTTTCAAATCAAAATCTAATGATGTTACACCAAGAATATCTTTCCAATAGTCAGCATATTCTTTTTTGTAAGATTCAATAGATACCTTTTCTTCAGCCGCTTCTTTTCCCGCCAAGAAACCGTGTGGTGTTACAATTATCTTTCCGTCTTCATAACCCAATCCATTGATGTGGTTTTTCATAACAGAAACTTTTGTTCTAATTGCAAAC